AATGATTCAACTAAAAAATCATAGCACAAAGCCCCCTGGCGGACCAGAGGGCCTCATTGGGTCAAGCGCCGAGCAGATCAGGCGGTCAAACTTGCAAATGCACGCCCCATCACCGGATCAAGTTTCCCGGCAGCCCTGGCCTCATTCATCAGACGCCGCGCCTTGTCGGGATTCTTGTTGAACAGCTCAGCGGCTTGCGTTGCATTGGCCGAGCCTGACGCAAACGGGTTATTGCTGGAGGTGTAAGCAATCGTGCGTGCAGGCGACAGGCCGGAACCAGTGGCCCCCGACCCGTTGAAGTACACGGAATACTCATCATCCTCACGCAGCCGACTGATTGCATCACGCAGCGCAATCGGTTCGTCCTGTGACCCGTACACCACCGTCTCTTCATCATCGAGAAGACGGAAGTTCTCGCGCTCCAGCTTGTAGAGATGGTTCGGGCGACGGCAATCAACCTTCGACAGCTCATCCATCACCTTCTGCTCCAGGCGTGCAGCACGGCGGCGCTCACGCTCTTTGTCGCGCTCCTCGGTGATCTGCTGCAGCATCTTCTTCTGCTCCTCGTTCTGCCGCTTCAGAGAGGCGATCTGCGCCTTGATGGCGGCGTCCATCGCATCGGACGGCTGCTGGTACCCCTGCTGCTGTTGAGGGGGCTGCTGGGCGCTCTGGGGGGCCTGCTGCGAGGGGAACTGGGGATTCAGCCCGTCCAGGCCATCCCCGTCCGACTGCTCGGAAGAGGACTGTGCGGAACGCAGAGAAACAATCTTTTCGGCGATCTCCTCTTCTGTCATGTCCTGAGACAACTCGATACCTGCAACCTTCAGGAACGAGTCAACGGCTTTCTTTTTCTTCAGATCCGCCTGCAGTCCTTGACGAGTCGCCTTGAGCTTTGCATTCTCGCTCTCAAGAGTGTTCATGCGGCTCTCAAGGTCTTTCATGGCGGCAAGCGCCTGCTCAAGGTTCTCAAAGTCCATGAGGGTCAATCAAGTGTGTGTGAATTGTACCTCAGGCCTCTGATGTTTCAAAACCCCCCTCGGTGGATTCTCTATCAGCCCCCTCCGTGAGAGGCCCATTGTTGTCCACGTCAAGCTGCTGGCGCTCACTTCGCCCGTCCACCTGGCCCGCATAGGCACCGATCTGCAGATCCTTGGCCGTTTCAGCCCCGGTCATCCCCATCCGCTCAAGAATGTCCTTGATGTTGAAGTCGGGGATCCCCTCAAACAGCTCCCCGGCCTCCAGCATCTTCATGAACAGCTCAACCGGCATCACACCATCCTTAAAGAGCGAGCTATAGGCCATGACTTGCTGCGAATGCAGCTTAACAGGGATGAAGTTCTTGCTGATTGTCACGCGAACCTCAGGAAAGCTCCTGTAAGAAGCCGCATACAACAGGGCCCTGTTAAGTGCATCTTCAAGAGATTGCACCAAAACTGCAAGCTGTGAATCGCTCTGCGAGCGATCAAGCAACTTAGCGAAGCCAGATTCAGCTTGAGTTTTGCCAGTTGTCATTGCAACTGCAGCAAGTCGCTCCATCGACTTCTCGATACGCTGCAAATTCTGCAAAGTAACCTGCGCCCCATCCATCGAGGCGCTCATCAAGTTGAAACGAGCGTCAGGGTTTTGCGAAAACAGCGCCCGCCCAGCCCCCGCCTTCACTTCATCGTCAGGCCGCACCCCGGTCCCCGTAAGAATCGGCGATGCGGTCAGGTGAATCGACTCTGCAAGATCAGCGGAAACCGACCAATGATGAAGATTTAGCCGTGCAATGTCAAGAAGAAGAGGCCGTGCGCGGAAATAGGCTTCTTTTTTGCCCCCGAACACCGGCACAAACGGGATAAACGGGATCGAGAGATAAGAAGTGTTGTCAAGAACGTACTTATCGGTGTTACCAGGCGTATTTTGCTTCACATAAGTGCGGCAACGCACTCTTTGCTGTGCCCCGTCAGCGTTCGGGATGAATTCGATAACATCATTCAGCTCAGAAAATTCCCCGCGAGCGATGTCATACACGATTACGGCCGGCAAAACCTCTTCAAAGAACTCATTTGTCGCACTTTGACGGCGAATTTCGGTTTTTACACGCAAATACGTCGGAAAAGCCCCGAAAAGAGTGCGCCCAAGCACCTCTGCGGTGTAAATATCGTGCCGACACTCAAGAATTTGGTCGAAATTCATCAAAACGAGGTACGGGCGCGGGTTGATGCGCCGCTCATCCTCTGCCGTCAGCCCCGCAGGCAGCTTCGGGTACTCCACCCAAATGCCCGCCACCCCATGATCAATCGCTGAAGTGAACGCTTCTTTGCAGAAAGAAACCAGCGAGTGCCCTTCAAGGTCGCAATCTTCAAAGAAGGTGCCCCACTGCCCATCAATTTCATCGGGCAAGGCAATCCCCTTGCGCAACGCAGTGCCAACTACAAGATCACGCAGGTGCGAGTAAAACGGCTCAAAGCTACTTTGCGCCCTGGTCTTTCTTACTTCATAGCTTTCATTTTCTTCAAGGTAGTCCGCAGGAATGTATTCACTCGTCGCTTCATAGAGGTAAAACTCGGGAAGCGTACAGAACTTGATAGGGGCAAGACGTTGAAGCTGCTGCACCTGTTCCATCGAGTATTCCGAAACCCCGGAAACCCCTTCAACGGCAACCTCAAGCTCCGGGTGGCGGCGCTCAAACGGGTCAAGGCCAAGCGGATCGTCGGCATTCGGTACCAGCGAGTTAGCGACCTTGACCACTGTTACAACGAATCACTCTCTTTATTCTAAACCAGACCGGGCGCAAAAGAAAATTAACGCCAACGCTGCCCTCGCCCCATCCCGATAGCGGGCCTTGGCATTGACTGCCAGACCAAATAGCGCAACGCATCTCCGAAGTGCGAATAATCCGTCCGCCCCCCTTTCGCAGGCCTCAAAGTTGCGTCATACCCCCAGTTCTCGCAAACTTCTACAAGATTGCTGCACGTCGCATCGTTGACCAAGATCTGATTTTTATGAAAACATGTATTGACGTGTGCAACAGTTTCTGCAACAGGGGGATTGCGACGCTCGGAAATTACTTTCGCCCCACACTCTCGCAAAATATCATGATCGCTCATCGTCGATGACGTACTCGCGTGTGAACCAGAGCTATCCGGGTAGATAATTAGCATGTTGCGAGCGAGGTGTGCAGCGTACTTACGCTTGATGTGCTCTGCGAGGGCGAAAGTATCACGCGCAATGTACTCATCAAAAACGTTAAGAATCTGCCCCGCAGAGGAAGTACGCATAACGGCGTAAACACTTGAACATTTCCCGACGTTGAAATCCGCCCCGACAAGAACAACTTCCCCGGCCTCTGCGTGAAAGATGCTGCTCTTGTGCTTCATGCGCTCATATTCAGCAAAAACAGTAGCGGTTTCAAGGTTGACAAATTCCCCTCGCACATACGCCGCCACCAAATGAGGCGGGTACTTTTCAAGCAAGTCTTCGACGTACCCTTCTTGCAGAAACGGGTTCTCTCTTGTATCCGCACGGTATAATGCCTTGTCGTCTGTAATGTTTTTCTCAAAGAAATTCCATATAAATTTGCGCCCTTCCGGGGTTGAGGCGAAGCAGATCTGCGGGCAGTTGCCGACACGAACCCGGCCCTGCAGCTTCACCAGGGCAGCCTCAGCGATCTCCTGCTTCACCGTGTCCGCCTCGTCAATGACCAGGGAGGCAGCGTTGATACCCACCAGGCGCTCGTAGTTCAGCAGCGGCAGCAGGAGCACCTCGGTGTCCCCCTTCGGCAGCTTCAGCGTGATCTCAGGCGTAGGGGCACGCCGAAACGTATAAGGAATGTTGTAACGCTCAAGCACCTTAAACCAAGTCGGCAGCGCGACCTGATTGATCATCGGGAAGGTCGGCTCAAGGTAAATGTGCTGCTCCCCCTGCGAGCGAAAAGCAAGCAAGATTGCCTTGACGACAGAAGCGTATGATTTCCCGGCCCCAAGCCCCCCGACATACAGTGAATATCTATGACTGAAATCACATACAAAATCTCTTTGCACTGGCAGCAGATCATTTACCATCTGCTCTTCGCATGATCTCACATCAAATGCATTGCTATTCCGCGCACGGATAGCTTTCATCGCGGTGGGATCATAAAAAAGCCCGAGCGCTTGAAGCGACGCTCTGTCGGCGTACTTCATGCTTCGGGCCTTGGATGGCATGATCGACCTTCTGATTCAGTCGATTCTATTTAACACGCTGCGCTTCTGAAATGGGGAGAGGAACCAGGCCATCAGTAGGAATGTAGACAACGGTTTTTTCACCATTGCCGCCGGCTTGCTCTTGCAGCCCCTGAATGTAAAGCCAACGCAGGTAGGCATCACTGCTCCCCAGCTCAGCTTTCAATGCAGCGATGGCCCTGGCGCTGCCTTCCGCCTTGGTGACTTCAGCGCGAGCCTCAAGCTCGGCCGATTCCTGCCTCGCTTTGGCCTCCAAGACACGAACCTGACGGGTGCTCTCGGCCTCCATTAGTGCGGCACGCCCCGCCAGGGTGCGGTTGTAAACCCCGAGTTGCGGCAGCCCCCAGAGAACAAATGCAAGCGCCAGCAGTGAAGCCCCTGTAACAAGAGCTACGGTCGTTTTGCTCATAGAAGAAACCGGGCGAGAAAGAGGAATTTTACCACAAAGGCCCTCATCGGCCCCCTTCTGCTTCAAACAGCGCTTCTGCAATCACGGGGAACTCTCGGGCAAAAATTGCTTTCGCCCCCTCGGCCACCTCTCGGTGCTCCAGTTGCGTATCAGGCTTGGTGCGAAGTAAAATATAATGCCCCCAGTCTCTCAGGGTCCCGTGCATGTAAAGCACTGTCGGGGTGCAAAGAGGCAAGATTCTTCTCGCTGTTTCTTTCGCAACGTCTGCTTCAAGCATCTCCTCATACAACGCAAAGCTCTGTGAGATCAGCTCTGCAATTCTCGCTTCAAACTTACTTGCAATATCAGACGGCAAATCGTTAAAGCTGTTCTGTCGATTCTTATGATCCTGCCTTCTCAATGCAGGGATCTCTGCAGGGGCAGTTTTTGAATACCGAGTCGAGAACTCTTGAAATGTAAACGAACGATGACGTAAAATCTGTGCTGCGATGTCTCGCTCAGTTTCTATTCTCACGCACATCGTCGCAAGTTGAAACGGCGACCAGTGCTCATGTTTTACTAGATAACGTAGCAGCCTCGGGGCTGTATCATATCGCCCTTGATTGGACGGGTTGCTAACTCGCGCCATGTCAACAATCAGGTTCTCTGCGTTCGGGGTGCAGTGAACAAGCTCTACTCGCATCACCGTTGAATCAACTCGGGGGCAAGTCTATCACGTCAAAAGCTTGAGGCAATGGTACAAGTAAAATAATTTGTAATGCTTCTAGAAAATAGAAGAAAAAAAATTTTGCGATATGTGTAACGTTTCGGTGTGGAATGGGTAAAAAATTTTTGGGGGTGGGGGGCGCCCTGGTGAGGCGCAAAATATACCTCACCCCCTCTAATTTACCTCCCAAGTATAACTAACCTGCACTCCGTCAAATTATTTTTTTGCTCACATTTTCTGACG